ATTGTGCTAATTTATTGTTTACGATATTAACAGTAAATACTTTTCTTATAGAAAGTGATGCATTAGTTAAGTCAACATTAGAAATATAATCTTTTGGCAATCTTGTGAATAATGTATTATCGGAAGATGCTGCTAGATTTGTAGTTAGAACTTGTAGGTCTGTTACTTCTCTTGCTGAAGTTGGTAAACTACCATTTGCAATTCCATCTACATCAGCAACATTAGCAATTGTAATTGAATTAGTTCCAACAACAGTAATTCTTCCATATGTTGGGTCATTAGATTTGGCAGGATTGCTAAATTGAACTAAATTATTTACTTTTACTAATCCACTACCAGGAAATACATCACTACTTGCACTAGTTACAGTGCTTACTCCACCTGAAGCAGCAGTGACAGTTGCAATTCCAACAAATAGTGATGGAGACTGAATAACATCCGCATTAAATGTTCCTGCAGTACCAACTGTTCCATCGTTTGTAGCAAATACTGATTTTACGTCAGAAATACCATATGCAGTAACTGCAACTGCAACTCTTCCATTTTGAATGCCATTGAATATTAATGCTTCATTTTCTATAAAGTCACCCTCTCTTTCATAAACATTTAAAGCAGCACTATTAGTAACAGTATCTTTAAGGAATGCAGTTGCACCACTATTAACACCTTCTATAAAAGTAGGTGTAGGTAAACTAGCAATAGGTTGGTTCAGACTTATTTTAGTAACTGTCTGAACATCATATAAAGATAAATCCCACTGATTTAATACTGAATTACTATTATAAGTTCCAGTCTCTAAACTATAATCATAAACTCTTGCAAGACCAATTTCAGATCCAGGAACTGTTGTTTGATCAGCACCTCCTCTTTGATCTCTTAAACTTAATATGTAAGTATTACCAATACCTATAGTAGGATTACCGTAAGTTCTATTTAACTTTAGTGTTGCTCCTGTGTTGTATATTATATTTTGACCTTCTAAAGTCTTTGTTGTTCTTGGTTTTGGACAATCTAAAAATACAGGAGATGTAGTCTCTATCTCATATCCCCTTACATATGCTTTACCTGGAGAAAGTTTATAAACAGCAAGATCTTCTGCTGGTATAGTTCCACTATATGTAAACTGACCTTCCTTAAATATACCCCTATTACCAACATTATCATTTAATGAATCTCTAGTAGTAACACTAAATGGTTTTACATAATAGTCTCCAGACTCATCATAAGTTCTACGTGCAAGTTCGTCAGAAAGACCTTTATATGCACTCGTCTTTACTTTAGACTTAAGAACACCTTCAACAACTTCTGCCTCTTC